TCTTCTTCCTACGTGATGGGAATTGATTGAACATCTTCTGATACTTCGAGAAGTTTAGAATCATCCGAGTGTGCCAGACCTGCTCTTCACCATCTTCTGTAGTGACTGTAAGAATAGCATTCGTCCAGATGCTGCCCTTCATCTTAGCATCGACAACAGGCTTACCGATCTTCTGAATCATCTTCTCCATGAAGTTACGGTATGCATCTTCAGCGCCCTTCTTATTGATTTCGATATAGCGATCGATCATAACCTTGTTAGGCACGCGGATATCAGGTTCACCTTGGCGAATCATCGAGTCATTGGTCGACTTTGTAATAGAGCGATAGAGATCACGCTTGGCCTGGGCAGTCTTATACTCAGATTCACCCATACGCGAATTGGGCGCTGGAGCAACCTTATTAAGGTCCATATCATACTTCTTAAGCGTCGCGAGCTTATCATCAACGAAATCCTTTGCGCGCTTCTCAGCCATCGCGATGTATTCGTTCATGTGCGATTCGAGGATCTTGATAAGAGGAGCTGACGAAGCCTTCTTGCCCGACATTACGGTTGCAGCGGCTTGCTTGGCTTCAGCACGCTTCTGTGTTACCTTGACAACCTTCCCTTTAAGATCCTTAAGGTCGGCTGCAATGGGCATCCACTTCTTCACGACCTCATTACCAGCAGCAACAACGTCCTTATGCTTAGGATCCTTAATCTTGGCCAGAAGTTTGGCGCACTTATTCAAGGAAACGAACGAATCCGAAGGCCACGAGTAGTAGAGATCGTTCAGCTCGGGTGTCTTATCGCCAGCACGGAAATGGTTGAGCATGAGATCCGACACCTGACTGGTGTCGCCACCAAACACACGACGTGCTTGACTACCCAGCTCCTGATACTCAGGGTTGAGGATCTCTCCAGCCTTCTTGTGGGCGGCAATAGCTGCAGTGATCTCACCAACGGTGGTCATACGAGCTTCAGCAATATAGCTTTTAAAGGATTTCATTGATCTGCCTTTGTCATCTTATGCCACGTATCAATCGCGTCACGCTTTGTAGCATGCCCGCCAACCTTTTTACCATTTACAACTGCTACCCAATGGGTAACCTTACGACTACGCGCCGATGTTGTGCTACCTGTATATGGATTCGGAGTTTTACGTTGCGTCGAGTTGTACTCAGTAAACGTATGTTTATATACGTGAGGCTTTTCTTCTACAATAAAATCTGAAAAAGTCTTCATTTAATCCTCTTTACATTACCATCAGGCTTGACGAACCACGCTTCAAATTCGACACCCGGATACTCAGATTGAAGATCCAGGAACGCGCGGAGATTAGACATGGCATCGTCATAGAGACGCGTCTTGATGTAGTTCCTAGTATTTAGGTATTTACGAAAGACGACCTTCTTCGCTTCTGCAGGCGAATCCATGCCCAGATTGCCTGAGCGCTCAACATGCATCGAATCAATCGGAAGACCGTGATCGCGGAACGTCTGCAGGAACGTATCCTTGTCATCAAAGTCGGCACGAGCCGTAACGATGATAGCCTTTGAGTGAGGATTCTTTTTGGCCTTGACGATCGCCTTGGCCTTGTTGATCATGCTAACGATAGGAGTAGACGTTTTACGAAACACCTCAGCCGACTTGAATTCTTTGAAGTCGAACGATTCACCAGATTTCAGTTTGTAGGTGTTGAACTCTTGGTTGTCGAGCATGCGAGCCACTTTGCCATCCTTCATGACAGCAACCTTGGCCTTCGTATGGAACAGCGTCTCATCGATATCGAATATCGTGAGGGTGCCTGAACCTATGAACTCTTTGAAGCGTTTTATTTCCATATCTTATTTATAGCTTCTTTTAAAAATAAAAGCAACCGTTAAAGTGCGACGATGACCGCCTGGCTCGGCACCTTATCAGTCACCACGATTCGACCTGCACTGTCACCCTTTGAAGGGGACTTGCCATAGATCTTAGGCGTGCCGTTGTTATCCTCTGCGGATGGATCGAATCTCTGATCCTCTCTTCTGGCTCTGAGTCTGAAATACAGCTCGTGCTCGTCTGCATACTTCTCTGCCGGAATTAATTCGCCGTTAGAGAATATCAAGGTATTGGTTTTCTCGTCGTACCTAGAGGACACATCCATCTTACCAATGTACATATAGTCGATGGGCCCACCCATCGCTTTGTTACCCACAACTATCTTCTTCTTATCGCTATTGCCAATCTTGCCGTAAACATCAGGAACCTTGGATCCTAGCTTGAGCTTCATTGTAGTCGAAAGATGTTTGAAAGCTGCCTGCATAAACTTCTTGGCAATGCCTGGCACCGCTAGCTCGAGTCCCTTAAGGCCACCGCCAGCAAGAGAAGGAGCTGCTTCACCCTTCAACGAGAGATTGGCAGGTGGCTTTCTGAGTGAGGAATGAAACTCAATCACCACATCAGTGTATGGTTCGGAACCACCCGCCTGGCGGCCGGTGTACTTCTGTGAGCTGATTACGCCCTCCAGATATATTTTACCTGCCTTGATGTTAATAGAGTTCTGTTGATTCTTTTTAACTGCATCATTGATAGCAGTCACAACCCCCGTTTCTTGTCTTTCTGCGGATGCGCCGGCCATAATAAATCTCCTTAGTTTATTGGATATTTATCAAGCAAAAAAAGACCGGCCGAAGCCGGTCTTCTATATTACCAAATAGGAAATCCATTAGCCCATCGTATTCCAATAGAGAGTACAATGCCGAGCGGGACGCCGATCAACCATGGAGGCGATGCAATAAACAGTTCGCGGAGCTTAGTAACCATATCGATCAACCAACCTTTCATTAATCTTGCGATATGCCACCCCAGCAGATACGAAGACCTCGACACCGTTGACGATGGAACCGATGACCTCGAAGTCGCCATTCTTGTTATAAGAGCCGTACGCAATCTCTTGACCCGTACGGCTCTCAATGAACGCTGTATCGGGTACCATACGCTTACCGCGCGGATACTGGATAAAGCCAATGTGGATCACAAGCCGAGCACCTTGTTCGTAAAGATAAACGGCGACCCATTTACGACATCCTGCTCGAGGTAATCGCGAAACATCTCGAAGAAATGAGCAGCCTCTTCCTCGCCTTCCTGAACCAGAGCTACATGAGCCTGGCGAACGAAAGCACTCAGAGTACGCAAATTAACACCCGTACCATCAGCGAGCTGAGGACGCTTAATAGCAACACCACGCATATCAAATCTCCTTGATTGAGAATTAAGTTATAGATGCTAACAGGAATTAAGGCAACAACTTATGCTGCGTCGCGAACAAAATACCACTTCCGGCCACGCTTCTCGATGCTGCCAACGTCGATACCGGGAGTTTCGGTGTCATAGAAAGAAGTGAGCGTTGGCTTGACACGATAGATACGAGTCTTAAGACCATCCTTAGGATCGCCGAAAGTTACGATATCAAGATTCGGATTAGCCTCACGAGCGCGCTCAGCTGCGGCATGCATCTTAGCGGTCATCCGCTTGTAGTATCCATCTGCATTCCATGAACACTTATAGGCGAACGCAGTCACACCGACATCAATTGATTCGCCTGTGGCTTCGTCGATCGCCTTGACCGTGTTCTTGCGGAGTGTGTAAACGTAAACGCCCATGTCTGTCTTCCTTCTCTTCAGCTTATAATTTAATATAGACTCTTTTTCAGAAAAAGGCAACCGTTATTTTACACCGTCAAGCCAGTCGTCTGCTTGATATATTCCTTGGAGACCTGGTCCATCGTCTTCGACACGGCCAGGACATGGCTGCGATCGATCTTGACCGTGGCATCAGGGTTGCCCGTAAGCATGAATGGCATAAGACCGAAACCTTGCTGAGCCATCATGACGACGAGTGGCTTCTTAACCTCGACATAGGTGTCGGTACGTTCGTCGGTCAGCTTGCCGATAATCTCATCGCCGCCAATCAGTTTGAGCGTAACGATGTCATTGAGTTTGAGTGGAGATTGAATAAGCATGTTTAATCCTTGTTTTGAACGGCACTAAAATTTTCTTCAACGTAGTCGGCAACTATCTGAAAGAATTCGTCGCTATTTTCTATTTGCATTGCCATGAGCTTATCACGGACCTCTTCGGTAATGCCGTGCCTCATAAAATAATATGCGACGGCTCGTGATACTGTATCTTCGCCGAAATATGCAACAGTATGGCTAATCATTATGCCACCACCTTTTCACCACGAGCAATCTGGATCTCAACATCACGGAATGTGACTTTGAACTCGATCTCACCAAGACGATCCTCAGAGATCATTGCCATCGATGTGCCGTTAAACCCATCGTTGTATTCGATATGATAGAAGTAGATGTTATCACCGAACGAATCGAGTGCAGAGAAGATCTGCTTTACCTCACCGCGAATCGTACCATCACAAGATTCCCAACGAACGCGGTCACCAACCAGAATGTCTGTAATCACTTGATTTTCCTTTCCAATTAACTTTAGGTTTTCTTAAGAACTTAGTAGTTTAAGGTAGAAATGGCTGAGAACAAGCCTTTGATGAACTTTCCAGTCTTTTGCGCTTCGTTATACAAGGCCGTTTTCATACCTCGCTTTGGTAGCTGACCGAAAGGCAATTCCACATCAACATGGCGACCATCCAGAATACCGTGGCAATACGAAACATCCCAAACGGGATAACCACGATCACTCAGAAGGCGAAGGCGAGTAATTTCAAGACCCGGCTCGGTCCAACACACAGTTTCTACACCGCGTTCTTGGTCTGAGCGAGTGTTGTGATATGCAATGCCGTTAACAAGGCCGTTAAATTCGCCCACGGCGGGACGATCAGTGGTAGCAAAAGCGGTAGTCATGACTTTTCCCTTTCAATCAACCTTATAATTCAATATAGAGTCTTTTTGAGAAAAAGGCAACAGCTAATTACGCTGTCCGGATAGAAAGCGACATCAAACCCTTAGCTGCTTCTGCCAGCTGAACGTCCATGTCACGAAAAATAACCTTAAACTTCATCATCTCCAAAGAGGTTTCGGGGAGACGCGTGATCGAGTGCTTTGAAGGCGACTTCTCGTTGTAATACTGAATATAGATCCAGTCGACCAGATTGCCTGCAGCATTCCAGCCTTTCGTGATCTTAACCACTTCACCCCGAATCGTACCAGCAGCAGATTCATAGCGAACGCGATCACCGATGAGAACAGTCTTAGGGGCAGCCATGATCAAAACTCCTCAATGCGAACTTCGAAGCCCCTAGCAACCAAAACATCACGCTGCATTTCTGCAAGGGTCTTGTCGTTGGTTTCCAGGACCGTCACTTCGTTCTTACCAGTCAGGTGACCGAAGCTGGAATTGCGAATCACTGCGTAAGTCATTTCTCTCTCCTTGACCTTATAATTCAATATAGAGTCTTTTTGAGAAAAAGGCAACCGTTATTTTTGCGATGGGCGATCAATCTGCCGAAGAAAGAACGAAGGCGTCTGGCCATCGAACCCGCCACCGAGATTGAGATGGCGACACGTCTCCTTAGCAATTTCATTAGTCGTCGCAGAGAGTACTATCTGATCGGTCTGTGTTTCGAAAACATCGAAACGGCCGACAGTGGCACTTTGAATTGCTTTGTAGTTCATCATAGTAGTCTCCTTATTTGCCATCACTTAAACCCCTGGAACTTCTCTTTACCAAACTTCTGCCCTGATGCTGTATTGTCGTATACAGGCGAATCATCGACGATGTCTTCCTGTGCTGATTGTTCCGCATCATAAAGTCTCATCTTAGGACGGTCGACACCGATCACAAAACGCTTATACAACTCAGGATCAGAATAACGATTCTTAAGTTGCTTGATCATAATCTGATTGAGAGCCTTCAGTTCGTCCGTTGCAATGAGCGCGATCATGAAATCTGCCGTAGCAGGCAGACCGAACGATTCGGATGTATCGGTCAGACTAACATCAGAGCTATCGAATCCTGAACGTGTCGTCTGTGTCGCTGAGATGACGGGTACGTTAAACTCAACAGCCAGTCCACGAAGCTCTTCGGCGATCGCCTTGATGTACGTATATGAGTTGACGTTAGCTCCTTGCTTGATTCTAGATGACGAGCAGATGTTAAGATAATCAATAAAGATAACATCAGGCACGAAGTTACGCTTGATCTTAAGTTCATTGAGCAGGTGACGGAAGTTAGCAGCACCTGCCGTAGACGTCGGATACTCTTTGATAATAAGACGGCCCGGTGTTTTCTGTTTGAGGCGCTCTATCTTCTTGTCGTACGTCTCCTTCGGCAGCATAGCAAGTTCATCGAGCTGCACATCCAAGAGATTGGCATCAATACGTTCAGCGATCTTCTCTTCGGCCATTTCCATCGTAATATAGAGAACGTTCTTGCCGTTCGCTAGATACGATGCAGCAAAGTGACACATCGCCAGTGTCTTACCAACACCCGTACCAGCCAGCAGAATGTTAAGTGTTTTACGAGGAATACCACCACGCGTAATCTTATTGAGCAGATCAAGATCGAATGGCAGACGCTCTTCCTTGCGATGATAGAACTCGAAACGTGATTGAGCATCCTCAATGAAGTCATGGCCGATTGACGTATCAAACGACACGGCCAAGGCATCAGAAAGCAACTGCGGAATAGAACCCTTAGCGAGCGCACCCGTCTTATCATCCATAATCTTGATCGACTGCATGATAGCATTGTAGATCGCTTTGTCCTGGCAGAACTTCTCTGTCTGGTCTACGAGCCATTCGATCTTAGAGATATGCTCCGACTGATCTGGAATATCCTCAATGACAGTCTTGCATTCTTTGAATTGATCCTCGGATACATCATTAATATTGTTGAGATCAACAATCATCGCTTCCTTTGTGGGGAAGGCATTGTACTTCCCCACATACTTGTCGATCAATTCAAATACAATGCGGTCGGTTCTATCATGAAAGTAGTCGCTCTTAAGAAACGGAATCGTCTTGCGGGCGTAGTTTTCGTTGTTAACCAGATTGTTGAATATTACTCGTTCGATATTCATAACTACCCCCAAACTTATTATTCGCCGTCTTCCATGTCTACTAGAACCTGAGCGACATCGTCTTCAGCTTCCATCATGTTGCCGGTCGATACCGAGTAACGCTTCTCGACAGCTTCTTGGAATGTCTTGTCGGTCAGGATCTTCAACCAAAAGTCTTTGCTCTGAGTATCATTAAAACGATACTTCTTGTCTTCAATCTCGCCGGTTGCGCCATCGACACGACTATACCAACCGTTCGACGGCTTGACGATATGACCTGTAGCCATAGCGATGTCGAGCAGACCCGACCACTTAGAGATACCACCCTCGAACGAGACTTCAACCGGAATCTTCGACTTCTCACGAACGTGACGAGACTTCTCAACGTTGATAATGAAGTTGTAGCCTGTGATCTCCGTGCCCGTCTTTTCTTGCTGACGACCGATGATGTAAATGTTATCGGCAGAGTAGTATGAGCCGGTACCACCACCAACGATTGCCTTCGGGAACATACCGATTTCCATATACGTATGGTTAACGACGACCATCGGAATATCCTTGATCGTAAGATGAGGCGTGATCATACGGAACAGCGACTTGAGCTGCTTGGCACGGCTCATGTCAGCAACCGACTTACCATCCATGGCATCATCGACTTCCTTCTTCGATGCGAGGTTACCAATAGAATCGATGACGATGATGACATGCTCGTTACGTTCAATGCCACCAAGCTGCTGCATGATATCGAACTTCAGCTGTTCAATGTCCGTGATGGGAGTATGAAGCACGCGCTGCATGTCAATGCCGATCGACGTAAAGTATGATTGTGGCGTACCAAATTCAGAGTCGTAGAACATGAGCACTGCATCAGCATACTTGTCGAGATATGCCTTGGCACAGATCAATGAAAACAAAGTCTTGAAGTGCTTGGACGGACCGGCAAACATTGTAAGACCAGGTGTCAGGCCACCATCGATACGACCCGAAAGGGCGATGTTGATCGCTGGGACTGCTGTCGTGATCATGTCCTTCTTAGTGAAGAACCTCGAGTCAGCAAGAATTGCAGTATCCTTGATGGTGGAATTTTTCTTGAGCTTATCTAGTAGTGACATATAATCTCCTTTGTATAGGGTCGCAACCCATTACGTATTTGTAATGTGCTTATCGTATAAAATCAACTGTTTATTATCGCATCCAGGTTTTGTTTTATAGGTTTAAAATTTGATCGTTATTCAAAATAACCTTCTTAGTTTTTTTGTCATAATTCTTTAAAATATCATCCCGACTAATTTCTAACACTTTGGATTTAGTATTATCATGTTTGTTTTCCACTTTAAAAGCAAGCCCAAAGTTAGCTGCAATCAAAAGAATTATTGCTAATGGATCAAACACTACTACGATAAGAATGATCACTGCTCGAACAGCATCATCAAAATGGCCCGCCGCATCCTTACCATATAGTAGTTCTGAAATATACTTTAGCGGACCCACCTCTGCTTCTGCTGCTTGCTGTGTAGTTCTAAGAGGCAATAGCTTGGCATTGAGTGCCTCCAACTTTCCGGTCGAATCGCTAATTTGATTATCAATGCGCTGCCTCTCCCTTTTTTGACGGGAACGAATATAAACAGCCTCTTTTGGATCAGAGGTATTTGCAAAACGATCTAGAGTTTCAAGAGAAGTTTGGGCATTCTTTAG